AAAAGGTCCGCTAGGTGGCAAGGACAGAGGGGGACTTGAACCCCCATCCCCGGCGAACACACGGGATACTATCCATTTGTACGATCCGCCTTGCCTGAACGGCCCCATCTCTGGGGGTCCTAAGGGTTCCTAATGAAAAGGGCTCACGGCATTGCTGCCCATGAGCCCCGAGAGAGAGACAATGGTTCTGTCGGAAGGTGCGATCATTCTAGCACGGCCTAGCCTCGTTGCAAGAAAGACCCTCAAGTATTTCTTTCACGACCTCTTGGTTCTCCATGAGGAAGCGACACACGGCTGTTTCCAGCAGCTTGACCTCTTCTTCCGACTCGTTGAAGCCGTACTGGTCAGCAATGGCGTGGATCAGCTCATGAACCAGGGTCATGGCAGCTCCCTTGGGCCCTAGGTTCTTGTTTAGGGTGATCTTAGGAGCAGGAAGGTCAGTGGAGTACTCCCCATAGTCCTTCGTCTCTGCCCAGACCAGGGGGATCGTGTGGCAACCAACTCGGACATTGGTCAAGTTATCTTGGTTCATGTACGTTTAGCCTATCCTTTGGTTACCTTAGGTCTACCTTGGGTTACCAATGACTATGCCTAGATACTGATCCTGTTTGTAACCCCCTAAACAGGAGTGCCTTAGGCCGTCCTAAGGCCCACTTTAGCTATACCTTAGGATACGGAGGCCCCCCTACCCCCCATACCGTAGGGTGTTCCATCACTGTTTTGGGGCTACCGTCGCTGTTTTGGGAGCATAGGTGCCACACATAAGGATATTTGTGGTCGATTCAGACCTTCATCCAGGTGTCGCCTTGGGGTTTACGCCCAACAACAGCGTTCATGAACTTTTCCAGCTCCCTATCCATGGCCTTGGACCGGTTCATGGCGATCTTCCTGTCTGCATCCTGGGCCATTTGCTCGGTCCAGTAGGCCACGGCCATAGCCAGGGCGTCTAGACGGTCGTCGTGGGCCAGGGCCCCCTTAGAGCGGGTCACGCGGCTCATCTGGTACATGAGCTGGTAGTGCAGAGCCTTCTCCGTAGGAAGGTCCTTGGTGGACGTGTAGTCCCTCTTGATGACTCCAGCGTCGAACACCAGGCGGTGCTGGTTCATCACCGGCTCCAGGGTGTCAATGATGCGCTTTTCCTTCTGGATGGAGTGTCGGGTCAACTCCACGGCACAGGGATGGACCTTGGTCAGGACGGGCTTGAGCAGCTCAGCGAACATGCCTTGGCCAAAGTTCTCTTCGACCAGGATCTGGTTCACCTTCTGGGCCTTGGCAATGGCCCCAAGCTTGTCCAGGACAGCCTGCCCATAACCACCAGCGATGCCGCCGGCGTCGGGCACGAACAGATTGCCGTTGAGCATCTTGACGACCGCGTAGGCCGTTTCGTCGGAGCCCCTACCTGAGGGGTCAATGGCCATGACGGAGCCGTTGTAGGGCATCCACTCGCCCACCAGGGCCATTGGCTTGTGGTAACGGTCCCCATTGAACCCGACGCAGTGAAGGTCCTGCATGGCCTGGTCTGTTCCCGAGGCCCAGATGAGCTTCTGGGGGGCCAGCTCAGTGTTCAGGTCCATGACCAGCAGGTCATTGATCTTGAGCGGGTAGCGATCCTGGTCGCTCAGGCTGGTGTCCAGCATGTACTGGAGGGAGAAGCCAGAGCGGCCATAGGAGAGCTCACGCTCCAGGAGCTCCTTACCGTCGAACCGGTCAGGCTCGACCAGCTCACTGGGCTTCAAGGACGATACAAACCGGGCCAGGCGGTCGCCGTAGTTGACCCTGTCCTTCTCCGAGGGGGCCCTGACAGGCCAGATGCAGATGTTGTAGCCACGGTCAGGAAGTAGGTTGTAGATCGAGGACTCGGTCTGGGGGGTGCCCAGGAAGATGACCTTGCCATTGGGCTTTAGGACTGCCTCAAACTCCTTGATCGACTCAGCAAGCTTCTCCCGCATGTTCTGTGTGGCAGAGTTGTTGGGCACCTCAACGTCGTCGGCAATGACGATGTCGGCACGGCTACCCGTAAGCTGGGAGGTGATGCCCTTACTGGTCACGCTGGGGGCATGCTGGGGTGGGGCCGGGCCCACGTCGAAGGCCACCTTGGAGAACCGTTGTGACTCCTTGGGCAACAGGTGGTTCAGGATGGGGATTTCCTGGATTAGCCTCAGGGTGAACGTCGAGAAGTCATCGGCTCGGCCCTTGCTGGCAGACACCACCAGGATGTTCTTGGAGGGGTCCAGCAGAAGCTGATGGCAGACGTAGGCCGAGGTGATCCAGGACTTCCCGACGCCACGGAAGGCCATGACGACGGAGCGCCGTGGGCCATTCTGGATGTAGTCGGCAATGTCGTACTGGACCTTGGTCGGCTTAGGCAGGCCCAAGTGATGCCAGACGATGTACAGGAAGTTCCTGAAGTCCTTCAGCCGGGGGTCGATTTCGTTCATGCGATCTTTACTGCCACAAGGCCTGTGGCGTTATTGCCCGAGGCACTGTTTGGGGTAGCTGCCTTGAGCACGTCGCTGGCAACGGTTCCGGCAGCCTGAAGCCTGATGGTCGTGGTGTCTACCAGGGTCACGACGGCATTGCACGACAGAGCTGCCCAGTTGTTTGCCACCGAGGCGTGGTACTGCTGGACGCTAGCGTAATGGGTCGTTCCCGTTGAGATGCGGATGTTGTAGCTACCAGCCGTGGTTGCTGTTCGGCCAATGGTCGCGCTGGCCATAATCAGCCAGGTTCCGGCAGCCAGCGACAGAGACGGACCGTTATACCAGGTGTTGGCCGAGGCCATTGCCACGTCTGCTCCCAGGAAGGCCTGGCCACTGCTCAGGGATGCCGAGGCTGCCCCTGGGGTGGCCGGGCCCCATGAAGAGCCGGACCAGGTAAGTACCTGACCATTCGTGGCACCATCCTGGCCAATGTCCCCAGGTAGGTGTGTGTGTACAGCCGCTGCCTTGGCGTCTAGGGCCGTCTGTAGGCCAGTAACGTTGGCGATGGTATGGGAGTGGTCTGAGGCGGCCTTGGCGTCCAGAGCGGCTTGTAGGCCCGTTACCGAGGCAGTGTCGTGGGTATGCCCAGACACAGCCTTGGCATCCAGTGCAGCCTGTAGGCCCGTGACGCCGGCAATGGCATGGGCGTGGTCTAGGGAGGCCTTGGCATCCAGGGCAGTCTGTAGGCCAACAACGTCCACCATGGAGACCGTAGGAGAGACGGTCGTGATGGCCCTGGCCGCAGCCTGGGCTGCGCCAGCCGCCTTAGCCTGCTGTGCCCTGAGGATCTCCAGCTGTAGTCTGGTACTCATGGGGTTTAGTTGGCGACTTTGTCGTCTTGGGCTGGGTCAAACGGAAGGATTTCGTACAGCTTCGACACCGGAGAGCCCTTGCTCGGGCTGCAATCAATGCCGTTGTCCTTGAGCAGCTGCCGGGCAACGCCGAGGTCAGCAGCCGTAGCAGTACCGTTCTTGATGCGGTTCGACAGGTCCTGGATCAGGCTGTCGAAGAGTTCCCGGAGAAGTTTGTCACTAGCCATGATTCCTCACTTGATTAGGCGTGAAGCCAAGGTAACCGCCAAGGACACGCCTGCACCGATGACGGTGGCGACACCGATCACATAGTGCTTGTGGTCCTCAAGCTTCCTAAGGCGGTCGTCGTGATTCTTGATCTGCTCCTCCTGCATACGCTGGAGATTCAGCAAGGCATCAACCTTGCCCTCAAGCCGACCAAGGGCGATATACAACTCCTCGTTCATCACACCCGGCCCTCAAACTTGGCCTTGATGATGTAGCTCAGGATCATCGTCGGCTGGACGTTGGCGTGAGCCCCGCCTGAGCCGGAGGTGCTGCTAAGGCCAATAGTGGCTGCGGTGGCAGATCCAGACAGGTGGTACGAGTCTTGGGATGAATGGTCGTTGTCATGCGCGATTGTGTTGGCATTAGTCACGGCAGCGGCTGGGTTGTTGGATGTGGAGTCGCCGTTGACCACAAAGTGGCTATGTGCCGGCATCTGCGTCGATGTCAGCGTGTTGCTTTCGGAACCCCCGGTTTGGCCCAAGGACTGGCCATTGCTGCCGAAGTGGGTAGTGCCAAGCCGGCTCGCGTAGACACCGGAGAGCTGAACGTCGAGACCGGCGACAATACGGCCCCGAAGGTCAGGGACGTTGAAAGAAGTGATACCGTCTCCACCGTAGGTGTTGCTGATGGCATTCCACAACTCACCGTACTGAGTGATGTTTAGTGGCTGCCCATTGCACAGCAGCCAGCCAGACGGAGGACTAGCCCCGGCATATGGCAGGACAATGCCAATAGGCATAGCCGTTTCCAGCGACAGGGCATTCATGGCCGCCTCGCGGGAAGCCTTGGTGTTGATTTCGGAGAGGTTGTTGGATGACTTCAGGAGACCTGAGGTCATCGCCGGGTCGATGGTAGTGAGTGGCATGGTTGTTTCTCAGACTCCGATTTCAATGAGGGTCAGTTTACTAACGCTAGCTGCGTCCTTGTTTACCCCCGACGCGAGGACGTTTGCTGCTGCCCCGGTTCCGCTTTTTGCAACAGTCACTCGATAGGTAACGGTGCCGGTAGTACCAGGAGAAGTGACCTCAAAAAGCGATACATTGGCGGTGGAAGTTCCGTCAACCGCCGCCACAGCTTTATAAGTCGCCAGGGCTTCTTTGTAAAGCCTAAGCTCAGTCCACGTTGTAGGCGATGCCCCAGTACCGTACTCAACCTTCAGGTCGCACCGAGAAAGTGCTCCGACAGTTGTAGATCCAGAGGTAGTGCAGAAGGCGTTTACGCTGGCAAGTAGGATCACTCGACTCGATGCTTGAGTGGGAGTGATTGATAGCACAAGTCCTGTAGTGGAAAAGACATTATTAGCCGATGTGAGGGTGGAAGTTTGGGTGCTGGTAGTCATCTCAACAACCTGCCTAAGACCTCCAGCCAGGGCAGCTAGGTTTGCAGCAGAGATGTTCCCAGTAATGGCCACATTGCCGCTGAACTTACCGTTTCCGACAACGTCCAAGGCCTCAGTCGGGCTTGCGGTGTTGATGCCGACCCTGTCGTTTGAGGCATTCACAAACAAGGTGTCGGTATCAACAGCCACATTGTTCGTGACTGCCAAAGACCCCAAGGTTCCAACTGAAGTAATGTTGGTCTGTGCGGGTGTCTGGACAGTACCGGTCAGATTGCCAGTCACATTGCCTGTGACATTGCCTTGGAGATTCCCGGTCACGTTCCCAGTAACCGCACCCGAGACAGGACCAGAGAAGCTAGCAGCGGTGACCGTTCCCGTTACGTTGGCGTTGCCCGTTACGGCAATACCGTTATTGAACGTAACTAGGTCGCCAAACGACGCGATGTTTCGGGCATAGCCGAAGTTTCGGACAATGACATCAGTATTGTTAGGCGGGAATCCTGCAGAAAACTGAAGAGTATTTGTTGCTCCAATGATGTTGTAGTTGGCCGGGTTTTGGATAACCCCACCGACTTCAACAAGGAACATGTTTGGGTCTGTACCGAAAGGGGTCGGAGATGGAAGGACGTAGGAGCCGCCACCGTTACCAACAAGGGTCCATGTCTGAGGCACAGCAAAGCCATCGCCCTGGAAGACAACGCCGTCAACATAGCCACGGGTTACCGCCTCATTGGAGGCAGTACCGTTGGTCAGGTTGACAATCTTTCGATTGTTTGCATTCCAGTTTTGTCCGCTGAGCGAGATTGAGTTGTTAGCAATCTGAGACTCAACCCAAGTCTTGTTTGCGACATCGTTGGACGCAAGCGGGCTACCAACATTGATAATGCGAAGGTTGTCCGCATCCCAAGCCGTCTCTTCGGGATTCTTAGCCATCCCGTTGACGGTGGCCGTGTCGTTGGCCTCCTGCGTGATGTACAGGGTCTGGCGGGATGCCTTATCCAAGTCATCAGCAGTAAGGACCGAGCCATCAGTAAAGTCAATGACCCGGCCTGCCTCGGTGTTCGGCGTGTTACGCTGAATGCGAACAGCCGTTCCAGCAGGAACAGCAGAGTTCAGAGTGATCTGCTTGGTCTGCTCGTTGACCGTAAAGGCAGCAATCTCTTGGTCGTTGATGTAGACATCAATGTGAGAAAGGGACAGATA